ATGGGTGATCTTCAAAAGTGGTTAGATGAAAAATGGGTTCGCATAGACAGCCAAGGCAACATAGTTGGTGAATGTGGCACGTCTAAAAATAAAAAGCGGCCCGATAGATGTCTGCCCTCAGCTAAGGCTAGAAGCCTTACAAAAGCGCAACGCGCCGCCACGGCTCGTAAAAAGAAAAAAGAAGGCGCTAAAGGAAAAAAGGTTGTATCTAACACAAAAGCGGCCAAGGTTCGCAAAAAGTGAGAGACTTAGAGCAAGAGATCGTCTCTGAAATAAGGGCATGGTCTAAACATGCTCTTGAAAAACCAAACCCTTTTTTCAACAACTTACCGGCTTGTCCTTATGCTCGTGCGGCATGGGAAAAAGACATGGTAGGTGTTTCCATCAACTACGTCCCACATAAACAAGCCTTGTATACACTGGTATCGGCTTTTCCTGACCCTTTAGACCTTTGCATTTTGGTGGATTTAAAGTATGAAAAAGATCCAGATAATTTTCACTACTACCTTGACCGTGTCAATGAGGCTATTGCTGACGGTATTTTTATCGATCGTGATATCTGGGTCATGGGCTTTCATCCTGATGACGATGTTGACGAAGAAGTTTTTGACCCAAATTTTGAAGCCACGAATGACACAATCTATGCAATGACTTTTATTCAAAGACTGTCTAAACTGGAAGAATCAGCAGACACCCTTAGAGATACAGGGTACTATGATGAATACTTTAAAGACCCAGACACAAGAAATGCTTGGGATACTCGTCAATCTTTTTACAGGAGATTAAAAAATGCCGGGAATGCGTAAAAACGGTGTGACTAAACCAAAAGCGGGTGCAAAAAAGAAAGTTCCAGTTCGTCTTAGAGGTGGTGGGCCACCTAAGCCAAAAGCCTTCAGAAGAGGCGGTAGAGCTAAAAAGTAGGTAAATTATGGCTGTTTCAGGGTCTAAAGATTTTGAACTTGATGTAAACGATTACATTGAGGAAGCGTTTGAACGTTGTGGTCTCATGGCGCAAACGGGCTATGACTTAAAAACAGCAAAACGTTCGTTAAACCTTATGTTAGCTGACTGGGCTAACCGTGGTTTAAATCAATGGACCATTGAGCAAACCACTATAAGTTTGACGCAAGGCACCGGAAACTACTCTTTAGGCGCTGACACCATTGATATTTTGTCTGCTGTAGTTCGGCGTAGCAGTACTGACTACAGTATTGATCGCATTTCGCGTGATGACTACATCAGCATACCGAACAAAACACAGCAGGCTCGACCTTCTCAGTTTTTTGTAGATCGTCAAATTAACCCTACCTTAAAACTTTGGCCGATTCCTGAAAACAGTACGGATGTTGTTGTAGTAGACAAGCTTGTTCGGATAGACGATGCCGACACGCAAATTAATACGTTAGAAATACCTTTTCGTTTTTACCCTTGTCTAGCGGCAGGACTGGCGTACTACCTTGCTATTAAGCGAGCACCTGATCGAGTTCAATTGCTAAAAGCTATATACGAGGAAGAGTTTGAAAGAGCGGCATCAGAGGACCGTGATCGTGCGTCCTTTAATGTTCAACCTAGCATGGCTTATGCAAGGATTGTGTAATGGGCCGCTACGCTTCAGGAAAATTTGCCTACGGTTTATCTGACCGATCGGGGTTTCGTTACAAACTTAACGACATGAAGCGTGAGTGGACTGGCATGTTGGTTGGTCCCGACGAGTTTGAAACCAAACAACCCCAGTTGGAACCTCGCCGACATGTTTCTGACCCAGAAGCTTTAAAAAACGCTCGACCTGATCGAGTAGAGCCTTTGACCGTAAACGTGGGCGTCCCTACAATCATTGGACCGGTTTTTAGACCTTTATTAGCCAATGGACAAGTTGGAAGTGTGACGGTGACCATCTCATGAGTTTTACTTACGCACAGCTTAAGCAAGCGATACAGGATTACACAGAAAACGACGAAACTACGTTTGTTACTAATCTGCCTATCTTTATACGTCAGGCAGAAGAAAGGATTCTTAAGAACGTTCAGCTTAACCTGTTTCGGAAAAACGTGTCGGGAACCATGACTGCGTCTAACAAATACTTAGCCGCGCCTTCAGATTTCTTGGCTCCGTTTTCTTTGTCTTTTGTAGACAGTAGCGGGGACCACCAGTTTTTGCTTTTTAAAGACGTGGACTTTGTTCAAACGTTTAACCCTGATGCTACTGTCACAGGTGAACCTCGTTTTTATGCGTCATTTGACGTTGATAACTTTATTTTGGGTCCTACACCCAATTCTGGTTACACCGTAGAGCTTCACTATTTTTATCGACCCACCAGCTTAACTGCTGGATCTGATTCAGGCACTACATGGCTTAGTGAAAACGCAGAGCTATGCTTGCTGTATGGTTCTTTAATTGAAGCGTACACTTTTATGAAAGGTGAGCAAGATTTAACGGCAAACTATGAAAAGCGTTTTGTAGAGGCTGTAGCAGGGCTTAAGCAGTTTGGTGAAGCTAAAGAAACTACAGATGAGTATCGTGTTGGACGTGTCATGAGGCCCAAACAATGATTTCATTAAAGGCAGAGATGCCCAATACGTTTAAAGTTGAAGTGGCTACAACAAGTCACAGAGGCTTTACACCAGAAGAAATAGCACAGCGTTGTGCGGACAAAATTGTTCAGGTATCTGATACTGCACCACCTGCCATTCGTGACCAAGCGCACGCCTTTAAACAGGATGTTACTAAGACTATTGCCCTTTATATGCATGAGGCGGTTAAAAGTGACAGAACCACACTATATAATGCTTTGGTTGATGCAGGGCATCCAAAACTTGCCGAAATGATTAGGAGACTATGAGATGGCTTTTTCTGGAAACTTTATGTGCACCAGTTTTAAGAAGGAGCTTCTTGAAGCCGTGCATAATTTTAAAAATTCAGGTGGCAGTACTTTTAAGCTTGCACTTTACACTAATAGTGCTTCTTTTGATGCAAGCACGACTGCTTACACAACCTCTAACGAAATTACAGGAACAGGTTATAGTGCAGGTGGTGGCACCTTAACACGTGTAGATCCAACTACTTCTAGCACTACCGCTTTTACCGACTTCGCAGACCTTACATTTTCCAGCGCAACTATCACGGCGAGGGGAGCGTTGGTATATAACGACAGTGCAACTGGTGACCCGTCTGTAGTCGTTCTTGATTTTGGTGAGGATAAAACCTCTACCGCAGGCGACTTTACAATCGTATTTCCTACGGCAGACGCGAGTAACGCTATTATTCGGATTGCCTAACCATGGCTGATGTAATCGTCCCTTTTACCGGCTGGGGCCGGGGGACGTGGGGTCAACTCGCGTTTGGGGAAGGGTCGGTTACCAACAACGGTGCAACTGGTGAAGTTGGCACCGTCTCCATCACTGCGGATGCCAATGTAAGCGTTACAGGCTTAGAAGCCACTGCGGCTGTAGGTTCCGTAACAGTCATTGCCGACGCCAATGTAAGCGTTACAGGTTTAGAAGCCACTGCGGCTGTAGGCTCCGTAACGGTTATTGGTTTAGCCAACGTAAATGTTACGGGTGTTGAAGGAACTGGCACCGTTGGCACAGCTTCTGTAACTGCTGACGCCAACGTAAATGTTACGGGTTTAGAGGCCACAGCTTCAGTAGGCTCGGTCACCGTAACTGCCGACGCTAATGTATCTCCAACTGGTTTAGAGGCAACGGGCAACGTAGGCTCGGTCACCGTTACGGGTGATGCAATTTTTGCTGTCACCGGCGTAGAGGCCACAGGCAACGTAGGCTCTGTTACAACCACAGCCGACGCCAACGTTAATGTTACGGGTGTCGAAGCTACTGGACAAGTTACGCCTGTACTGGTATGGGGCAGGATTGTCCCCTCTCAGGATCCAAGTTACACTAACGAAGTTCCGTCATCCAGCCCGTCTTGGAGCGAAATAAATGCTTCACAAACACCAAGCTGGAGTAATATAGATGGGGCAACAACGTCGTGGGTTGAAACAACTCCTTCCCAGACGCCAAATTGGGATGATATAGCCGCATAGGAATTAAACGATGCCTTCTACGTATACGACAAATAATGGTATTGAATTAATCGCCACTGGCGAACAATCCGGTACTTGGGGAACTACGACTAACACTAACTTGTCTTTGCTAGACGCCAGTCTTGATGGTCAGGTAACAATTACCTTAACCAGTGCGGGTAGTTCGGGGTCGCCCAACGATCTTCCAGTAACTAACGGCGCGGCATCTAATGGTCGTAACCGTGTAGTTATTTTCAATGATGGTTCTGACTTAGGTGCAACAGCTTATGTGCAGTTGACGCCTAACGATGCTGAAAAAATCATGTACATCCGCAACAGTCTCAGCGGATCGAGAGACATCATTGTTTTTCAAGGCACGTATAGTGCTTCAAATGACTATGTAGTTCCTAATGGCACTACCGCCGTTGTTTTCTTTGATGGTGCAGGTACAGGTGCCGTAGCGGCTAACGTTTTCAATAATGCGGCATTTGACGCATTACAGCTTGGCACAAGCGACGTATCGGTCAATAAGATTCTTGATCAAGACGACATGTCTGGTAATGACGCATCTGCTTTGGCTACTCAACAGTCCATCAAGGCGTACGTAGATTCTCAAGTTGGTGCTAACAACGAACTCTCTGAGGTTCTGGCTAACGGTAACACCTCCGGCGGGACAAATATCGAACTCACCACAACCGACAAGGTGCAGTTTCGTGATAGCGCGATTTATCTAAATTCAAGCGCGGACGGACAGCTTGATATTGTTGCAGACACTGAGGTTCAGATTGCAACTACAACTGTAGATGTAAATGCCGCAGTTGATATTGCAGGCAACCTGTCAGTCGATGGCGGCACAATCAAGCTGGATGGTAACTATCCTACGGGTACAGGCAATGTGGCGCTAGGTGATGCCGCGTTGGACGATGGATCGTTAAGTGGCGGGTATAACACTGCTATTGGTCGGAATGCCCTTACCGCCAACACATCAGGTCAAGAAAATACAGCGTTAGGTAATAGCGCACAGTCAGGAAACACTACAGGTTCTTACAATTCTGTTGTTGGTTCAAACGCTCTAAAGGCAAATACATCAGGCTCCTTTAATTCTGCTGTTGGTCAATCGGCTCTGTTCTCCAACACTACTGCTTCTAGTAATGTGGCTGTAGGTTATGAGGCTCTTTATACAAACGTTACTGGCGCTGACAATATTGCTATTGGCCGAGCCGCGTTATACACCGCGACAGGCAGTAATAACGTAGCCGTAGGTAGAGACGCACTACGCCTGACAACAAGTGGAGCTTCAAACGTTGCATTAGGTCATGAGGCACTAGAAAGCAACACAACCGCTAGTAACAATACGGCTGTGGGTTATGAAGCTCTTACTGCAAACACCACCAACTCAAACAACACCGCAATAGGCTATGCCGCATTAACCAACTCAACCAATGGGCCGAACACGGCTGTAGGTTCTTCAGCCTTAACGGGCGTAACTACCGGCTATGACAACACGGCAGTTGGACGAAATGCAGGTGCGGCAATTACTACAGGTATCCGCAATGCCGCTTTCGGTGACCTTTCGCTCGATGCCAATACGACGGGTGACTACAATACTGCCTTGGGTGCTTACTCGTTAGGCTCAAACACTACGGCATCAAACAACACGGCAGTAGGCTATTCATCGCTAAGTGCTAACACCACAGGTACACAAAACACGGCTGTTGGCCACACTGCTCTCACCTCAAATGTTTCGGGCAACAATAGTGTTGCTGTTGGATATCAAGCGTTACGTCTTAACACAGCCGATAACAACACGGCTGTTGGTGCACAGGCACTAGACGCCAACGTATCAGGTACACGAAACACGGCAGTGGGGCGAGAAGCCTTAAATGACAACACCGCATCAGACAACGTGGCAGTTGG